AGGATGCGCCCGCCCCACTGATCGACAATACGGTCCTGGGCAGTGTCGGCGGTGCCGTGCGCAGCCATGTCGGATGAAAGACCGTTAAGCCGCTGCTCGATGGCGTCAAGTCGGCTGGCGAGGCTCTGGTCTCGCTGCAGAGAGTCCCCGCGATCAAGAATGAACCAAGCCCCCAGCCCAGCAATAACCAGCGGAATGCCAGCCAGTAGAGTTGCGACCGCTCCTCTGAGCCAACTGCTCGTCTCAACCCCATTTTCCCCCATGTCGTCATCACTCAATTTCCCTGGACTGCCCCGCGTAGTGTCTGGATCTCCGCGAGAAGATGAGCCATCCGCCCGGTCAGCTCTCGGATTGCCTTGTCCTGGCGCTCCAGCTTCGCCTCGATGGCGTGGAACCGCATCGCCTCATAGGTGCTCCCCCCAGAGAGGCGGTCGAGCACCGGGCGCCAGGCGTCCATGCGGATGCGATCGTCTGCGGTCTGGCCAGCGACATAGGCCGCGCAGCCCGGGCAGTCCGCCGGAAAGCTCCTGGCGATCTCGCAGCGCACAGGATCGCTGTGCGCGTCTAGATTTCCGCAGGGGCAGCACTGGAGCATGATCATTTTTCCGCACAATCAATATCGTGCGGAAGGATGCGATACGTCCGTGGGGTTACGCTGCTGATGCCGGCCTCGCGAAGACTGTCCAAGAATCTCTCCCATGCAGTCTCTTCACCGCGACGCGCCGCTATGCAGCCGGCTGACTGCAGCAGTTCCGTTAGCTCGATGATCCTGGCATTCGCGGCCTCCGCCCATTGCAGCGCGACGCTGGCAAACGCGTCCTGCGTCCCGTTCAGCTTCGCCATTCGCTCCAGATCGATCAGCATCTCTAGCGAGATGGGAATTTTCGGCGCCTCAGCCATCGATCCTCCGCAGGGTCAGAATCCACATCCCCTCGCGCAGCTCCGGCGGCAGGTCGACCTTGTAGCGGGTGCCGTCCGCCGCCGTCAGCAGATCGCCGACGATGGGGTCGGCGGTAAGCTCCGACGCCTGGATCTGACCGTCCCAATGATCCTCGCTCACGACCACCTGACCGTCCGGCAGAAGCCGATCCCAGCTCTTCCCGAGGATTACCGTCACCGATTGCCCCGCGAATGTCGCCGCCTCGCCAAACACCGAGGCGCAGGCGGCATTCACGCTGGCAGCGAGGTCGGACCAGGCCATCAGCGCTGTTAGGCTGTACCTTCAGCCGGTGAAACGTGCGTTTCTCCAGTGACGCCGCTCGGCTGCGTAGCCGGCAAATCCTTGCCCTTGTATTGGATGTAGAGGGCAGATTCTGCGCAGGCGTTGCTGGTGTCCTTGGTGAATACGAGGCGCACATAGCGCTCGCGCGGCTGATACACGTCGATGTAATAGACCTCATCGTCATCATCATCCGCGATATCCTGCCCGGTGCCGAGCAGATCGGCTGCATCGGACAGGTTCGACGCGGCGCCCTGCTGGGCCTTGATTGAGTTTGTCCCGCCAGCGGCAATGGTGGCCAATTTGACGACCATCAGGACACCATCCCAGCCCTGCATGTCCAGGGCCGCGCCGTTGCGTACTGCGGTTCCGCTCGCATAGTCGAGCGCAGTCGTGATTTTGACGTTTTCCGAAAGCATGTCTGTCTCCGTTAGGGTTTACGCGGTCGCTGGTTGGGCATTGGAGCGGGAGGGGGGGCGCTCGGGGCCTGGCTCGGCGCGAGATGCTTGCCACGGTCCCGGCGCAGCCCCTCGGCGAGCGGCTCCGCTTCAGCTCTTGGCTCTGGCGGCAGAGCCGGTGCACGCTCGGCCTTTCCCGCCGAAATCAACTCGGCCGCGAGACCATCGCCGACGCTGACCCGGCTTCCTGGCTCCTGTCGGACGCCTCCGATGGAGAACGCCCGCACCACAATTACGTTGGTAGCCATCAGGTGATCGAGGTAGCCCGGCTGAATGCCGCCGCATAACGAATGCCAACGTCCACTGAATACATCGCGCGGATCCCGCGAATGCCGGCCTGGAAGTTGGCGTATGGGTTCACCTCGATCTCCAGAACGCCCCACTCGGCAAGCACGGCATGCTCCCAGGCGCCGAAAATCATGCTCAGTGCCGTAAGCTGCTGCGATGTCATCGCGGGGATACCGAACAGCGAGCCATCCCAAACATTGCCCAGCCAGAGCCGCGTGGTGCCGGTACTGGGAAGCTCGGGACGAGCCATAAGCAGGCCGGCGGCTGCGGCGGTGGTCACGTAGCCTGGACGCATCGGCAGCACATTCGCAGTCGCAACGTCGGTCTGAAACTCGATAATATCTGCCGCGTCAAGCGATGTGCCACTGACAGAACCGACACCGGTCACATTGGCGATGCCGAGCGGCGCACCGGCGGCGCCGGTTCCTTCCAACATGGCTGCGTCCACCGCTAGGCCAACCACCTGCGCTAGGTCGGACATGACCATGGCCTCGGCGGATGGGTTCGACTGCAGAAGCAGCTGCCGGCTGATCTCGGTGTAGGCACCGACGTTTTTCGGGCTCAGGTTCAGCTGACCGAGGGTCTGCTGGCTCTCGGTGATGCTCGCGGTATCTGTCACCCAATAGGCGCTCGCCGCAGCGGTTTGCTTCGGGATCGAGACATTACCCGTGAGCCCGGTCAGGCGCGTGGCACCAAGGCGCAGCGCGACGGAACGATTGCGCAGCAGGTCGATCCAGCTCAGGTTGGCGGTCTCGATCAGATAGCCGCCAGCGGAACCCGGCTGGGTAGCAAGGTCGCGAGAAAGGATCTCGCCGGGAACAACGAAGCTGTTTCCCCGCGCACCACGCTCGACGGGCACGAGCACGCATGCCTTATCGCTTGGCAAGAAAAAGGTCTCTTCGCCGGGCAGCCGGTTCAGCTTTTGCTGCAGGGTCTGATGAACCTCATTTTCAAGTCCTGCCTTGCCAGGATTCTTGTTGGCTACCGCCTCGATCATTCGGCTGATGGAATACTGCTGAATTTCGCGGCGGCTCAGACCGACGTTGGACGCGGCGCGTTTGAAGTTGCTGTGCCGCTCGGTCAGCACATCCATTGCACGCTGCTGCGCGGCCTGGATAGTGACACCCTCCAGAATCCACTGAGCGGCGACGCCCTCATCGATGTCTGCCTGTCGGCAGACATGCTTGATTGTCTCGATACGGCTGTCCTCAGCGGCCTTGTGGTCGATTCCGACCTGCACATCTGCGGCCTTGCGGTTTTCGGCGGTATCGCCCGCCGGAGCGGTTTTGTCGGTCATGTCGTCTCCGTGTTGCTTGGCGGGTTCCGCCGGTTGGGAAGGTGATTGACTGCGGCCGACTCCCACCGATTGATCGGCGGGGACGGTCACAAGTGAAATCTCATAGGGGGTCCATTTAGTGACGAGGTATTCCTCGCCGGTATCTTCACTGTCGCGCTGCAGGATCATGTCCTCGATCTTGTAGCCGACCGAGACGCTGCGGAGGATGCCATCCTGCACGTCCTGCCATACCTCCTGGGCATGCGCCCCGGACCCGAACCGCACGCTGGCCCGCCCGCGGCGATCCCCGTCGATGCGGGCGTTGTCCACCACACCGACATAGTTGTCCCAGCCGTGATTGATCAGCAGATTGGCGCCGCCATTCAAGCGCTCCAGATTCACGGCGTCAGCTTCATGGGATAGGACCTCGGTGCCCCACCAGCGCTTGTAGGGCGTCTCGGAGGAGAATGACAGCTCCACGGTGCGCGCCTTGGTGTCAACCGTTGCACGGTCAAAGGTTGCCTCTCGGGCATGATCCTGGATGCGCAGGTCGCGCAGCAGGTCATCTGTGGTGCGCTTCTCAGGCATGTTTATTTCTCTGCTGGCGGATGACCTGGGCCGCTTCGTTTTCTACCGGCTGCTTCAGTCGTAGGTCTTCCCGCCTCCAGAGGATCGCCGTATCGACCTCGGTCAACGCTACGGACAATTCACGACTATTCTTGCCGGCGTCGCGTTCTTCCAACAGCAAAGCGCGTGCTTCCCTGAGTTTTCCGAGAACTTCGTCATACATAGCTTGGCTCCATTGTATTCATCGGCGGCCCAGCCGATGGACGTTGCTTTGATCTCCGGCATCCGCCGAAAGGTCCGCATTCAGATCGGCCGCAGGTTCGCCACCGCCTGGGCCTGGCTCGGGCGCCTCAGCGGCAGTGGTCGTGTCGGTGCTCAGTCCAAGCTCGTCGAGCAGATCCAGCTCACGACGGCGAGTCTTGAGCACGTCCTCGATGTCCTGCCCGCCGGCCGTGGCAGCGATTACGTCGGTCTTGGTCACGTAGCCAGCCAGCTCCGCCTCCTTGTAGGCCGCGACCTCCTTGGTCGGGTCCACCCAGCCCCAGCCGCGCGGCTTGAAGCGGACGGCGAGGTAGCGTTCCTCGTCGGCTCGCAGTAAGGCCAGATGCTCGACAGAGAGAGCGCCGAAGGTCGCGGCCGCCGTCAGCCATTCCCGGTGCAATGGCTCGCGGAAGGCGCGGATGAACCATTGCTGCAGCATCCGCCAGTGGTCTCTGTCGTCCAAAAGGGACAGGCGCGAGCTGGAGTAATTGCTCTGGCTATAGTCCCGCGACAGGCTCTCATAGCTCGCGCCAGCGCCGGCTGCCACCTCGCGCAACATCAACCGAATGAACGGGTCGGCCTGGGAGTTGGGACGATTCGGACTCCAGTCATCGAACGACTCGCCAGGTTTAAGGCGCCAGATTTCCCCCGGGGCAACCTCGATTTCCTGCGGGCTGTCCGGGTCAGTCGAAACCGGCGCCTCTTCGCTCTTGATGAAGCCGACGTACATGGCGGCGGCCCGTGCGGCGAGGATCTCGGCTTGGGTGTAGCCGACGATATCTTGCAATTTGCGGATCACGGCGTGCAGCCATGGCTCTCCGCGCGACTGCGGCCAGCGATCGATCAGGTGCAGGTGGAACATGTCCGCCGCGGCTACGCGCTCGAGATGCGCGCCAGCGTGCCAGTCGTAGCGGATCTCGCCCGGGTAGAGCGAATTTACCCAATAGGCAGCGGGGCGACCCCATGCATCCTGCTCGATTCCGAGGCGCATGACGTTGCCTGGCTCGACTGCCGGAATCTGATAATCGTCGGCGATGCGCTCCGCCTCGATCACCTCCAGCGCCAGCGGCACCCTGGAGGCACCGAAGGGACGCCGGTGAATGCGGACGAAGACCTCGCCCGCCTCAAACACCTCGCCGATCAGGAGCCGCTCCAGGTCGTCGAAGTGCAGCCGTCCGGCAATGTGGCACTGGTCCGCCTGGGACCACGCGCGCCACACGACCTCGATGTCGTCGTTGATCGCGGTGCGCAAGCGCCCGTTGCGGAAGGCGACGGCCCCCTGTAGTCCGATCCCGGAACCGACCACATTGCTCTCCACCAGCCGGCGCGCGCGCTTGGCATAGGCGTTGTTGCGCACCAGGGCGCGGCAGCGATTGCGCAGAGCGGCGAGCCCGAGCGCCAGCTCGGTATCCGCGCTGCTGGTGGTGGTGGCGCTCTCGGGGATCAGTCGTGAGCTACGCGCCCCGTCATAGCTGCGCATGGCAAGCGCCTGGGAACGGGACGCGCGCTTAGCCTTGTGCTTGCGCTTCGCCATCAGTCCACTGCGAGCCGGATCTTGTAGCGGCGCGGGTCGAGCCCCAGCTCTTTCGCGCGTGCGGCGGCCTCCTCATTGGCCACCTCCGCCTGCAGCCGGTAGCGGAACTGGTGCAGATCAAGAATCGGCCAAAATCGGACCTGTCGCCCGTCTGACAGACTGACGTTCCCGGCTTGGGGATCTCCTGTCGCAAGATAGGACTCGATGGCGTCGAGCATCTGGCGGGCGGTGCTACGGGTGTCATAGCCGGAACTGGCAGCTGCAAGGTTAGGCCGGAGCGTGACCCGTCCGCCGTCCACCATGTAGCGCTCGGCATCGAGCGTGACATAAGCCTGCCAACTGTAGTCGCCGGCGGCGTAGGCGGCAGTGGTTGCCGCAGCCACGCTCACCAGGTGATCATCCCCATCTGCCGCTGCGGCAATCAGGATGCGTGCCGTGGATGTCGTCAGCGCGTAGGTGAGCTCCCAGCCGGCGCTCGCAGGATAGTCGGAGAAGCTGCGCTTCCAGGTCCAGGTGTCCCCAACGGTTAGGAAGGCCGGCTCAGCAGTCGGAACGGCGACTGTCATGACGCTTACTGAAGCAGCGAAATTAAAAATGTCAAGAGAAAAGGCACAAAATGTTGCATAAGACCTGTTCGGACTCACAACATCTAGTGATTATTCGTCTCTCCAGCAGGAGGCCAGGTACCCGCGGCGACCGGCTGCGCGACGGCTCCTGATAGGCGTCTGCAAGGCAATCATAACTGGCATATTGCGAGCCAGGCGGCTGGCCAAGGTCTGCGGCAGAATTCCATGATCGCGCGCCAAATCGGACAGACGCCAGGTCAGACCGAGGTACTCAATCTCGCGGATTTTCGGCATAAATCACCATTCTCCCGGGCGGTAGCGTTGTTTCTGGGGCGATCTTGGCGCTGGTTTCTGCACTGGAGCCGTCTGTTTTTTACACTCCAGGCTGGCCCCGGACAGCAACAGCGCAGCATAGGCGTAGGTCCGACAGTCTCTCGCTTCAACTCGATCGTGGATCTGCATCCAGGCGAGCTGGGGCCTGCGGCCGCGCTTCGCGCTGCGCGTCAGACGCTCCCCTGTGAGCTGCTCGAAATAGTCTCGTCCACGGCCCAGAGGGAAATGGCAGTATCCAGCAGCATCGCTCGGCTGCGAGAGTAGCTTATCGACGGTGAGCTTGATCTGCGATACGCCGAGCGGCTCGACAGGTCGGCCCTGGTGGATGCGCTTGACGGCGCGCCGCCGCCGGTCGAGCTCCGACCCATGCAGCGGGTCCGCACCGAAAGCGGATAGTCCCTTGATCGGGATCACCCAGCGGTCATGCTGCGCCTTGACCCAGTCGTACACGTGCTTGCTCCAGTTTCCGGCGTCAACGCAAAGCGCTGTGCAGCGCAGCTTTCCATGCGGACCTGTCCACTCCCGCTTCCGGAGCTCCACCAGCTCATCCCAGGTCTCAGGCTGCGTCGGATCGACCATCAGGATCTGATAGTCGAGTGACCATGATTCGAAGCCCGGCCCCCAGCCGACCACCTCCGCCTCGAGCCTATCCTGCTGCAGGTCAACGCCGATCGTGATGGCGGCCACTCCTTCTGGAAGCGCATCGCCCCAGTCCTCGCAACGTGATTCGAGGAGGTGGGCATCCACCCGATCGCCCTCGCCCTCCCAAGGAAGCGCGAAGACGGTATTGGTAACCGCCTGACGCTTTAGCGGGTCATCTCCGGCATCAATCCATTCCTGCGCGGTGTCGTCCCATCTGGCGAAAGGACTCGACCATTGGGACATCCAGTAGCCGACAGACTTTTCCTCGCCTTGCTGCACCGTGACCCAATGGCCGGTCGCCTTTACCGCGTCCTCGTCTTCGAGCGCATGCTCTGCGCCGCAATGTCCGCAGACATAACGCAATTTGCGCGTATCTCCATCATGCTGAAAATGCTTCAGCTCTGGGAATTGCGACTCACCACAATGCAGACATGTCAATTCCCACTGCTTTTGCGTGTCACATTTGGCGTATTCAACCGAGATTCCGAAATCCGCGTAAGTCGGCGTCGAAACGATCAATTCCTTTGCGCTGCGCCGTGCGCGGAATGTCTGCTGGCGTTTGCGGCCGAGCGTTAAAGAATCCCCCGCTCGGATCAGCTCCCAACAGTCTAGCTCGTCCGCCGCGAAATATCGTATCGGCCTAGAAGCGAGTCCGGCGGGTGAATTGGCGCCAGCGATCGTGAGATGGCCGCCTGCGAATACCTTATGCGTGATCGTGCTTGCCGATGTCCTGGCTCTGTCCGGTCCGACCTTCGCGGCCAAAGTGGGAGAGTCGCGCAGCATCGTAGCGACTCTATCTTTTGAAAATGCTTCGCCCATCGGGGTGACATTTGGCTGGACGCAGAGGATTGGCCCAGGGTCACAATCCATCACATAGCCGATGAAATTTAGGAGGATTTCTGTCTTACCTGTCTGAGCACTGAACTTGCAGACTACGCGATCAGTTTCGCTATAGGGTCCGAGGTGATCCATCGGCTCGACGAGATGCGGCGCACGCGCATTGTTCCACAACCCAGGCTCGGCGCTGGCCTCCGGAGACAGGTAGCGGTAGGTGCCAGCCCATTCGGACACGGAGAGAGTCGGCGGTGGACGCCAAGCGCCGAAGGCAAGAAAGGCTCGCTCCTCAGCCGGCGTCAGAGACAGGCCCATTGGCCAATTCCTCCATCACTTCTCTGATCGCTGCTGTGAGCTTCATCTCGATCGATCGCATGTCCTTCGCGCGGAAAATGGACGGCGAGAGACGCGATGGCATCGAAAGTAAACGCCCCTTCGCAGTGCGGATATGCGCTTCCCACAATTCCCGCACCCGCCCCGCCGGGATCATGTCGCCCTTCTGCTCCGCGAGCTTCAGGCGCTCGGTCTCGCCGCGGTACCAATCGAGCCGATCCTTCGGAGGCATATCCTCTGGGTTCGAGTCGTTAGGCTCCTGGCTTCCATAGCGCCATTTTGCCAGGGCCAGCAGATCGAAGACCCAGGACTTCCCTGGGGCGCCCTGCTGGATGTATGGACACCCGCGCGACAGCCAGTTCGCAATTGTCTGCTGACTAACGCCGAACCACTCGGCCGCCTCGGCACGATTGGCCAGCCGCGACTCTGGAATTCGGTCAGGGGATGCGAGACTCAGGGCCACAACAAGCTATGGAAACATTCGGCTGGACAAAATTTGCGCGCTTCGCTGTC